AATGAGCCCGTTATTGACATACTCCCACTAATTCCTGCAGAACTCCAAGTGGTTGGATTACCGAGTACTATTGTACTGGCACTAACTTCTGCAAAGGTAACATCTGCTGTGGTTGCAACATCTTGTCCGATAGAAAAGGTTTGTGTTAAAGCCGAAGAACCATCAAAAGACGCACCATTACTTGATAATGTGACACCAGTTCCAGCCGTCATAGTAAATGGATTAGAAACACTTATAGAGAATAAATCTTGTGTTTCTTGTATACTAACAGACTGACCTTCCTCTTTACTATCAACCAATTGGTCTCTTGTTTTCTCAGCATCCACGTTGAAAATCAATCGTTTTGGTGTGAGTTGTCTTTTTGTTGTTACATAATTGTTAAATTCCTCAGGTATGATATACCCCATCATCTGAACTTCAAACGTTGTCTTTACTAATCTTTCTTGTGCCTCTAATTCACTTGCATCAGTAAAATTCTGAATCGCTGTTCTAAATCTCATCTTACCGGGTTCACCCCAATATGCACCATCCGTATAATTTATTCGTTCAACCAATTTGTTCATTTGATCAATATAACTTGTCCAAATCGTAAACTCATAATTTAAATTAACATAGTCAGGAATAACAACGTTATAAAATTCTTTATTAGGTGAAATTCCAACTGTTCTACTGAATTGGTCATATCGATTACTTTGAGAATACTTTTGTTGGAATGTCATAAAATTATTAGGACGATTTGCATCTAATTTATCAATTGGTATATTTTCATTTTTTTCTATACTTGTTCTTTTAAACACAATCGCTGGAACAATTAATTGTTGTTTTTTGTCCCTCATGAATCCACGTTTTTGGATACTCACCCAACGTTCTGGTGAAGCATACAAAACAGGAACTTTGACAGTTTCTTTATTTTCCTTTACAGTCGGTCTTATAACTTCATTAAAATAGTACATGATAGCACTATCCATATCCAAAAGAGAAACTGATAAATTCTTTTGGTCGTCTTTATCTCGTCTAAGTTCTCGAGCTCTATTAAAATCTTCACGTAATGCTACTGAATGTAAATCTCGTCTTGCCCTACGTGATATTGGTTTACTTCTTGCCATTAAAACGCCCTTGTTCTCTCAATATTAAGTGTATTAATTCTTGATAAGTGTGCGGTACAACTAATAGTCCAGTTATTACCAGTTTGACCACCGATTAACTGATTTTCATTTGTTCCATTGAGTTCGAAATACCCATCATTCCAACTCACTATATCACCGATGTCTGGTCTAAAGTTTACATCAATCAACATATCTCTTTGAAATGCAAATGTAACTTCTTGTCTTGTATCTGGCCCAAACTCATCCATATTCCAATCAAAATCACCTGCATCTACAATACAAAATAACTTAACTCCTGCCTTGTATACTTTACCAGTTTCACCTGCCTCACCATACATATTTGTTTGTGTATCATATGGAGCAATACGATATAGAATAACTTCTTGTCCGATAATACTACAATCATCTTTAGTTAAATTACCTACAAGCTCATCATTAAAATGTTTAGCTAAGTCTGTATCCTTTACAGGCCAAAATCTACTTGCCATTTTATTATCCTATGTAAATTGGATATGGAACTTTTTTAAGTTTCTCTTGTAAGTGTTCTGATGACTCTCTATCAGCCTCTAAGAGTGCCTTTTGACTTGTTCCTTCCAACATTTCTCTTAATTGTTCTATTAATGTTTCTTTTTCGGCAGTTGCTTCCGCTCTTAATGTTTCACCATCAAGGGAAACCTCTGAATTAGGAATAGGAATGGTTCCATATTTACTACGAACCATACCCAATAATTCTTTTGATAATGCCAATCCATACTTACGAATCCATTGTTTACCAACATCGTTAATATATTGATACTTCATGTTATCATATGGAGCATTACTGATATCTGATATTGTATCGTTAGAACCACTATAACGAGTTCTCAATACTTTATCTCTATCATCTACTCTTGACCACTCTATAAACATACTACCAGTAGAATCACTTGTCCAAGTTGGAAATATTTTTAACTTATTATTACGAAGCTCAAAAGAATATGCAGATTTTCTAACTTGGTCATTAAATTCTATTGCTTGAACTCTTAACAAGTCTGCATATACTGGTTGTAACATAAATGTTATTGCTGGTGAAGAACCACCGAATCCAAATGCATCCAACATATTGTTTGTTTGTTGACCTGTACCTGCATACGGATCAAAGTATCTCGTGATAGCAGGACTTGCTTCATAAAATACTCTCTTTACCTCTATAGCTCCACCTGTACCTGCTCCACTACCACTAAGGTCTGCAATTAATTCATTCAAATCATATTCTTGTACAGACTGAGAAAGAGTAATTTTATTTGTATAGGTTTCGACTTGTCCACCTACTTGAGCCTCAGTTCCATAGGTTTCAGACAAAAATATCTGTTCTCCCATTGTATTTGAAAGTCTTTTATGTGTTAAATTATTAGATGAACCTGTAGATTGTCCCTTCAAACTCAATAAATTATCCTTTATATTGAATTGATTTACTTGTGCTGAGTATTCCGTAACTGATTCTTCAAAACACGCATAAAAAGAACCTGATGTCAATTCTACGGCAGTTATAGGGTAACCCATTCTTTTGGCTGCCCAACTTGCAAATTTTTCAGCGGATTCTGTAAATTCTCCGTCTGAATCGTACAATCCCCAAGGCGTATCACCTGTAGAGAAACTGGAACTACCTGCCCATAGTGCGATTGCCATATTTTTCTCCTAATATTAAGAAATTAATTAGATATATCTAAATATAAATATCAAAGCAATAAAAAAGGGTGAGAAAAACTCCCACCCTTTTTAAATTCGAGATGACAAAGATCACCTCTAAATGACAACTAAGTTTAAATTAATTAAACGTAGTTTACATCTGCTACGACAACTTCACCATAGAATTCAGGTCTGACCATCTTCTTAGCGTATCTGGTCATGACGCCTTTTCTTGGAGTAAAGTTCTTAGGATCGTAAACAAGAGGTGTCATTATCAACGGTACGTAAGGTGCGTAAACCGCTCCAGTTTCGAGGAAGTTACTTCCACGGAAACCTACGAGGATTTTGTTCTCTAACATATATGGGTTTTTGTAAACCGTATATCTGTTATTAAGAGCACCTACTCTTTGTACACCCATAGCAAATGATTTCTCAGTTGCTTCACCAGAAGTATCTGCAGCGTATCCAGGAATACTCTCGATGATTGTTGCTGTTTCTGGACTTACGACCAAGAAGTTAGCACCACCTCTAAGAGTTTTCTGATGGATTGCGTTTGATACAGCTTGTATCTTGTTTCCAAGTGTTTGGAACCACTCACCTTTTGTGTAAGCGTTTGAGTTAGCTGAGGACTCTGCAAACAACGAAGTTGCTGTGTTGTACTCATATCCAACTCTTGCTGACCACTTTTCTTTCTTTGCGTTTGTGTTTGCAAACAACATATCAAGGATTTCAAGGTCGATTTCCATTGAGATGTATTCAGAAAGAAGTGCTGTCAATTCTGCTTCAGCATCAACTGAATGATATGCATTCAAGTCTTGAGCAAGTTCTGGAGTCCAGACTGCTTTTAACTTACGAGTTTTCGCGATTATCGGAATACTCTTCATTGCAATATCTAATTCAGGAATGTCGATATCTGATTCAGGATTTCCATCAATTTGAGTTGATGTTGCTTCAAAATCACCACGAGTGTAGTTATTAGCGGCTTCTTTGTGATACTTCACAACGATTCCACTTGGTACAGCAGCTTGTGATTTCAATGCGATAAAGGTTACGTCTGTGCTAGACTCATCCCTTGTAGTGTGTGCTGGATAGAACGCGTCGATACCAGAACCACTAATTGTGAATGCTCTAAAGCCTTCAACATCGTGGTTAGCTAAATCGTTTGTTCCATCAACGGTAATCTTAACAAGACCGTTATCAGCGTCTGAGCCAAGAGCAACAGAAGCAGATAGGTCTGGTTCAAAATCAACATCTTGCCAAACTACAGAACCAGTTGTAAATGCATCATTTGCAACTGCTGCACCAATAGTTAGTGCGTCTGAGGTCTGGTCGTTGATTGAGTAACCAAATTTACCAGCACCATATAGACCGCCTGTAGCGTCTGTGTTTGAACCAGATGTGTTACCATGAACATCTGAGTTCTCAGTATGGTTAGCTGTTTGGTTAGTTCCGTATTTAAAGTCAAGATAGAAGATCAGTCCTGAAGGTAGGTTCATAGGCTGAACAGAAACGAATTCCTGTGCTGCTAATTCACCAAAGATTCTACGAACTAAAGGAAGTGCTACACCGCTCCACTCTTCAGAGTTTGCTGATGTACCAGTTCTTGAAGCTTCGTCAATTAACTGACGAGCTTGGTTTTCAAGTAGAACTGCCATTCCGTTTACTTCGTGGTCTTTACCCATACCTTCTAAAAGGCCTGTTGGCTCCCACTTCTTAACTAACTTACGGGTCTGTTCCATCAACTGACGTTGTGGATTATATCCATCCATCAACTGTTCAATTGTGTTTGTATTTTTACTCATTACATTTCTCCCAATAAGAGTAGTTTTAAATTATGTTTGCTAACTTCTTGAATCTGTTCTTAATATCATCAGACTCAGTAATTACTTCTTTAACTGGTTTAGTTGAAGCAACTGCTTTAGAAGATGAACCTTTTGATTCTTTGATAGGTGCACGAGTGCCTTGGAAAGACTCTGCTAATGTAGTGTACACAAGCTTAATCTCTCTGATACTCTTAGTTCTATCAAAAGTCTCAACAACTTTCATTTTCTGTTCGTTACTTAAACCAAACGCTCTAAATAGTTTATTTGAGAATAATAATTTAGCGTTCAATAAGTTAACTTCATTAAGTTTAGAACGTAGATATTTTACAACATCTCTATGTTCTGAAACTTCTTTTTTAAGTTTAGCAACTTCTTCCACGTCTTCGTCTTCGTCTTCAACTTCGGATAAAGCTTTAAGAACTTCGTCTAAATCGACATCTTCTTCAACTTCTTCACCCTCGTCTTCGTCTTCAACTTCTGTCAAGTCATCAACAACTTCAGCTTCATCATCTTCTTTACCAGCTGGTTCATCAGAACCTTCGCCTTCAGGACCTTGTGCTCCTGTTTCAGATGAGTCTGCTGCATCGTCAGCAACTTTGTTATCAGCTTTACCGATATCAGATGATACATCATTTTCGTCAACTTTTTCTTCGTCTCCGTCTTCTTCATCTTCTTCATTGATTTCTGCTTCTAACTCAGCAAGAATTGATTCGAGGTCGAGTTCTTCTTCCATTTCATCATCTTCATCTTCAATTTCAGATACTTCTTCGGCATCTTCATCTTCGTCTTCGATTTCTGAAACTTCAGCATCTTCATCTTCGTCTTCGATTTCATCCATAGATTCTTCTTCATCTTCTTCTTCGTCAGAATGTCCACCTTCTTCGACTTCTTCTTCATCTTCTATTTCGTCAGAATGTTCACCTTCTTCGCCGTAGCCTTCGTCCTCAACTTCATCATCCATTTCTTCATCTTCGACTTCAGAAACTTCTTCTTCATCTTCGCCTTCATCTTCGATTTCAGCTTGGATTTTTTGAGCTAACATTGACTTTAAACGTGGAGTAAATGCTTCTTCAAGTGCCATTTTAGCATTAGCAAGAGCTGTTTCACGAACTGCTTTTGCATCTGCGATGGCTTCTTTTAATAAGTCATCCATTATGTTTCTCCATTTGGATTTCAGTATAGTTATTGGGAACTATAATTAAATTAATTACTTAATCAGGTACACTATATGATGTATAGGAATATACGATAGTGTATTTCGTTTTATATAAATATATACTTATATTAAAAAACTATGAAAATTAGAAACTTTTTTCGTCACGTAATCGTTGATAATAATTACGTCTTTTAGCTCTATTTTTCTTTTCTCTTCGTTCTTCGGATGGTTTAGTGTAGTATTGTCTTTCTTTTAACTCAAACAAAAAACCACTCTCTTTAACTTTCTTCTTGAATCTTGAAATTGCTCTCTCAATAGATTCGTTTCTTTTCAATCTTACTTCAATCAATTATAACCTCTTTTCGTTTAGTCGTCTCCGAGTTTCTTGTCCATTTGTTTTCCAAATCCTGACTGAACTCTCTTTACACCTTTAACTGCCTTTAGACCTTTTTTTAATTGTTTTGCTACTATTGCCTTTGCTTGTCCTGATCCTGATGCATCTACAATAATAGTTCCATCTCCACCTTGACCAAGTTCAAAACTTACTGCAAATTTTGCTTCAGATAAGTTACCTTCAGACTTTGCTTTGTAATTTTTATCTACATAATTGAAGAACTCTTTCTTTTTATCATCATCAAGTTCTGCTGGTGATTTAATACCAAACTTATCCATTGCCTTTTGGAAGAACTCTTCGTAATCTCCCTCTTCGATATTTTCTTCTCCATGTCCTTCTTCTTCATCACTTATTTCATAGTAACGACCAATAACGTGTCCCATATCTTCATATAGTGCACTCATTCTTTCTTGTAGAGACTGAGCTTCTGTTGCAATTTTGTTAAAAGATTTTGATAATGTAGTAAGTTCCTTCATATTACGATTTACAGTAACTTTATCAAACCAATCTTCTGTCTCACTTAATGTGTAGGTTTTTGCCTTTGTTGCAATAGTAGATAGAGAATTTGCAATTTCTTTTAAATTCTTTTCTGTTTGTAAAAGTTTACCCATTTGAGAAAAAGTTTTCATTGATTCTTTTATTTCTTTAGCAGAAACCTTTTCAGAGTTTGTTCCGTAAATATCTTCTACGATATCGGTTAAACCCTTACTTGGTGCACCACCAATTGCAGGTACACTAACAACTCCACCCACAAGTGAAAAATTTTCTTTGATTATATCTTTTAACTTTGCCATTTTTGTTCTCCTAATTCGGTAATAAATATAAACTACTTACGTTTTTTACCACCTAAATATTTTCTAAATCTTTTTTCTACTTTATTCCACAATACTTGTAACATCTCTCTAACACCCATACTTGTATCACGAACATTTCCTTGTTTAATACCACGAATCAAATCCATAGCATCATACTTACCATTTTTTACTCCACTTAGCATTATTGCAATTGCCCTTTGTGAAGATTTGTTAAAAATTTTACCCATTTCTTTAATATCATTTTCTACAAATTTTTGAGCTTCGGGATTTGAAAATGTCGTTCCATATGCAGAAAACTCTTCAATACCTTTTTTTTGAAATTCTTCAAATAATTTGGTTAAATCATCAGATTCTTCGTCTAATCTAAAGTCTTTCCAATTGTCCCACATATTTTTTGTATAATTCATCTAATACCTCACTTTACATAATCACTATCGTAAACAAAACCAAACCAACCACCAAATTTCATTTTTAAATCTCGTATAAGACCTTCCCACTCTTTAGAGGTATCATACAAAACGGAATCACTTACAGAAACTTTATGTTTTTTCTTCCATACTTTTAAAAACGTTTCTAAATCTTTAATTAATTTTTGAGAGGCCCGTTCCATCTTTTTTATATCTGACTTTGATAATGGTATTATTTCCTCATTTAAATCTTCTTCTTTTACAAATGCCTTTCCTTGACCAGTAAAAATTTTACCCATTTGGATTTTTTTTCCATTTGGTAGTTGTAATGATTCTTTGAGTATTTCGTTTAACTTAATCATTTTAATGCTTTAATTACTTCATCGGAATTACTTACCATTCCCTTAGCAAGTTTAAATAAATTTTTATCTGCTAAATCACGAACCTTTCTCAAAGCTGGTGGATAGTTCAGATTTAATTCTAACTTGTAAATATGTGTATAAACCTCTGACATAGATTTGTGGGGTAATCTGTCTGCAACTTCTATTCTTGCTACCGTTGAGTCATGTTTCTTTTTATTCATTGATGCAATCATTTGTAGATTACCTTTAAATTCTTTTTTCTCGTTTATTTGTTCTTTCGTAGAACAACAACTATTACCACATTCACAATTTTCTTTTATTAAACTTTTTAACTTAATCATTAAAATGCTCCGTTTATGTCTTTGAAGTTACTATACATCTTTTTAGCAGTTTTGAATAGTTCTTTATCCACACTATCACGATATTTTCTTAACTCTGATGGGAAGAATCTTTCAATATCTTGTATATTTTCTATAGCTTTGTAGATACCTATAAATTTTTTATTTTTCATTACTTGAGCTAAAGTAAGTCTAGCTTTGGTATGTTCATTTCTATCAGTTTGCAAACTCATAACAGTAATCCCATCTGCAGGAAATTCTCTTTTCTCTGTTAATATATGTTTTAACTTAATCATACTCTTGGTGTCCCCATTGCTTTCCACATTCTTAGAATTAAATTGATAAGTTGTTTTGTATTCATCTTATTCATTTTTTCTTTACTTGAGTCGTTTACCTTATTCCAAACTTGAGTCATCATATTTGCAGTAGTTCCATCTACAAGAGTACCACCAATCTTTTTAGCTTGTTTGTTTTTAGCTACATCAAGAACTTTTTTTATATTACCTCTTGGTTCTACGGCTTCATTTACGGATTCTTTTATATGTAAACCCTTATCAAACTTTAATTTTGAATTATTTTTAGTAATTCCAGTTGGGAAAGCACTATTTCTACCAAGTCTTATCAATTGTTTAACATCATTTTGAGTTTTTAAATAAAACCAACTTTGTCTACTTCCTTTACCTTTCATTACCTCAACTTCACCGTATCTTGGTTTCCTTCTTTTTTCAGGTTTATACTTTCCTTTTTGCATAGCTTTACTTATTTTTCTACCTGCTCCTTTTGGAAAGATTTCATTTACGGATTCTTTTTTTAAAAAAGTCTCAATAAATTTTCCTGCTAAATGTTTTTCTCTACCATATTTTTTATGTTCCCACTTTTTTTGTAAACTCATTGGTAATTCTTCTTCATTCATTCCATTATTCACAAATGATGCAACTCTTCTCGCATCAACTGGACGAACTTTTCTATATCTAAATTCTTCAAGTGTTTTTAACCACTTTGATACTTCTTTTACCGTACATCTTTTACCAAGATTTTCTTTCTTCAAACGGCTTTTCTCTGCTCTTCCACGATTTTTAGATTGTGATTCAAAACCTACAATCTTCCCACCTTTATGTGATGCGTCTTTACCATCACCATTACCATAAGTACCTTTTTGTCTATTATACTTATTTAATTCTGCCCTATACTTTTTCATCTTTGTAGATGATTGAAATTTTTTATATTCTGCCTTATAATCTCGTTTGGCGACCTCTTGTTTAATCATTTCACCGAGTTTTTTAACCACTTCCTTTGAAACACGTTCTGGTTTACCCTTATGTTTAGTTGAAGCGTACTTTTTTGTGGATTTTTTCGTCATAGAATCTGCAGCTTTCTTAACTTCGGGTGAGGCATCGCTTGGTTTCATTTCTCCTTTTTTAAGAGCATGAACCATTCCCATAAATTTTTGTTGTGCTTTAGAACGTGAGGGCAATTTACTCTCCTCGTATGATTTTGTTAATTATATCTTCTGCCTTACAATACGTACCACAAGTTCTACCTTGTGTTTGAGACTTATCAACATTTTCTTGTAGTGGATGCATAAAAGCTCCGTGTGTAGATGGATTACTTACAAAATCAAACGCTATAAGTTCAAAATCATCTCCAACTTTCATTACTTGTCCACCATTATCTTCATTTACGGTTTCTACTGAACCCATACCACGAGAAGAGATACCAAGTTTAATTCCATTCTTAAATAATTCTCTTAAAATGTTACCACTTGGTGTAGTTAAGATTTCAACTGTACCTAATAGGTTATCACCCTCAAAGTGCATTTCAGTTACATTATGTGATACATTTTGTAAATTCACAACTGATGAATCTGGATGGTCAAGTTCACCCATAGCACGGGATTGTTTGATGAATCCCTCATCATAATTCTTTGCTTCTCTTTGTAGAATCTCCATTGGATATACTCTTCCATTTTGATTCTTCGCATCTGCTCTTTGTAATACACCCTTAACAACTAACTTACCATTGTTTTCTTTCATGGCCTCGGTTATTTGTTGTGGTGATACTTCAAATGGAATATAATCGACTATAAGCTCTTTCATTATTTCATCCTTTTAGTTATTTTAATCATATCTCTCATGAAAGATGTTACATTCTTTGTATATGATCTTACTAATTCATCTTGTAACTTGTGATTTTTAGGATCTGCCTGTAATCTATCGGATAAATCATACATAGATTTACGATATTTACCTTCAATTTTTTCTAAATCACGTGTAATTTTTTTTGCTTTAGTTACGTCTTTAGCATCTTCATTTACTGATTCTTCTTTTTGAAATTTATCATCTAATCCATCTTTACCATCTAAGTAATTATATACACTTTGTAAATAATCTTGAGATTTTGTCAAATATGATTGTACCCATGATGGAAAATTAACTTCACCATCACCATCGGTGTCAACATTACCAATCATTTTGTAAATCATCCCAGCATATTCCATACTTCTTTCTAACTGAGCCTTTGCCATCTTTCCTTCGTGATCATCTGCCTCATCTATCTTTTCATATCCACTACCACTTGCAATAGAATCTCTTCTATCCAATGGTACACCCATCTTAGTACCCTTACCTGCAAATGCCCTCGGTGTATCGTATCCAGGTACATTAGCAGTGGTTGATGCTTCCTCTATTTCACGCTGGATGAGTTTTCGTAATAACTCTTTAAATGTTTTTTTACTTATTTTCGTGGACATTTTCTAATTCCTTCACTAATTCATAATATCTCATTAAAGATACAACGTGAGAATCTTTTACACGTTTCCCACTCGTAGCATTATCTGTATGAGCAATTGCTTCGGTCAGTTTAATTTTCGTTATTTTATCATCCACTCTATTTAAGTGTTGTGATAAAACTTTTCTAATTTTAATAACTTCAGCATCTATGAATTCTCTCAAAGAATTAGTGTTTGATAAATTGTTAATGTATTCTCTTAACAAATTTCTTTGTGATTCACTTAGATTACTATATTTTTTATTGAATTTATCAACTAATAGTTGATATGTCAAAAGTCTAATGTCTTCCTCTTGTGTTTCGTACGATTTGTAAGACTTTTCTGATAGATTTTTTGACTTGTTTGACGATTGATTTGTGATATTTTCCATTACAACTACTTTACTATCGGTCTCAATTACTGGCCCGTAACTTTCACGTGCAGATTCACCTTCAAATATATTATAAATTGATGCCAAGACTTTATAGTTTGGTAATTTAGTATTGAAAAAATCTTTTGTATCGTAACTACGTTTAATTTCTTTGATTAAATTATATTTTTCGTTTCTTAGTCTACGATTTGATAATTTTCTACGATTTTTAATGACAGCTTCAATCAATATCTCTGAGTGTTTAGCACTTTTATATTTCTTTTCTGTTAAAATCTTATAAAGTTCATTTTCCTTACCCAATTCTGTATTTGCATTGAAAAATTCTTTTAAAATTTTTATAGAAGAACTATCTTTTTCGTTGTTCAACACATCTACGGTGATTTGTCGAGTAAGTAATTCAAAAAGAATACCCGTATTCTTTATTTTGTTATGCTTTTTATTATAGGACATCAATCGCTCCATTAATCTGTATATTTTTCGTACATATATAAATATAAAAACTTCAAATAATTATACATTTATTATGTTAATCTTTTTTAACAAATTCATCATATTCATTTGATATTTCTTCTGATTCATTTGTTTCTTTAAGTATCTCTTTGACAGAATTAGACTTTAATCCTGATTGTTTCAAAGAATCATAGTGAGACAATGCTAGTTGTGGTTTAACCTTACCTAAAGGATCTCTACCTCTAGCACTTCCATCTTTGGAATAACTTGGTACTTCTTCAGGTCTTCCCATATTCTCTTGGTCGAATACAGAACCAACTGCATCTGGTGAATCAGGAGCCCCCTCGTCACCAGAAGTACCAATTGCTGCCAAATCACTTGGTGTACCAACTACATCCCCACTCTTAACAGGATCATTACCCTCTTGTTCAATCTGAGAATATCTAAACTTTTGTTTTTGGTCTTTTATAATTCCATCTTCAATATCTTTAACTTGGTCGTTTGTAAAATTAAAAACATTTTTATAAATCCAATCTGCAGACATTAAAGTATTATCTTTTACATCACGAGCTAAATTAACCTTATTACTCCACAATTCAATCTTCTCTTGTTCATAGATTGTAGATGGGTTAGTTAGATTTAATTCAAAATTGACCAACTCTTCATCAGTAAATCCTTGTGAATATAAATGAACAACTGCAATCTTTGTTAATTCACTTGTTATAATTCTCTGTATTCTTTCAATTGTACGAGCAAATCTAACATCTTCAGCTGCCAATGTTGCTTTACTACCAAGACTTTCTTCATATCCAAGAAATGCCTTTGGGACACGAAGTGCTGCCAACAATCTATTTTTCAAATACTCTAAGTCATCTGTAGTTTCATATTGCATTCCTGGTAATGACTCAACTGACGTTCCACTATCTCCACCTCGAACTGGCATAAAGAAATCTTCTGTTAAGTTCTGTATGTTGAACTTCAAGTTATAGTCACCTGTTTTATCATCAATGAATGGTGTCTTCTTCATCTTGTTGATGATTCTTTGCATGTAATTATCAACTTCGTTTGGTGGTATGTTTCCAATATCAACTTTAAACACTCTCTTTTCTGGTGCTCTCATTACACGATGTATTAACATAGCGTCTTCCATCAATGTAACTTGTTTCCAAACTTTTCTAGCTCCCTCTAACATTGATTTACCATAAGGTAAAAGATTACTGTCACTCGATAATCTAAAATGTGCAATTTGAAAGTTTTCAAACTCAACTTTACCTACACCAGATTGAGCCTTATGTAAATATGGATGTGTTGATTCCATCGTTTCTAAATAAAATTTAGTATAGTATGGATTTTCAGGATCTTCTCCCTCAGCTCGAATGACTTCGTATGGAGAAAGAGGTATGACGTTTGTAACTCCATACTTATCACTTATATCTAAATGTAAAAAGAAATCACCATACTTAGTTAAATTCCTTACCCAAGGCCAGAGATTGAATTCAATATTCATAATATCATAAAATAAATTATGTAATATTGATTTGATGTTATCATTATCACTTTGAATTTCCAAAACTTGTCCGTATGGATTTTTCATAGTAGATTCATCTGAATAAATGTCAAGAGCACTTGATATAATAGAATCAGAATCCATTGTTTCGTAATCCTTAAATAACCCAAGTCTTGCAGCCATAACTTGATGTACAGTAGAATATCCTGAACTTATTAAGTCCAATCCACTATGCATTTTTGAATATCTATCCACAAGGTGACTTCTCACACCATGTTGTAATTTATCTGTATCAGCAATTTTTAATTTTTTACCACCAACGTTTCTAACTATAACGTTAGTACTAAACAATCGACTTAACCGACCAAATAATGTTTTATCAGCCATTTTTTACCTCACTTATAAGAGCCACTCTAAGGACTCTCTTTCTTTGTTAACTTCCATATCCCAATAATCAGATTTATTTTCTTCAGGTTTATAAACACCATCAACATCCATCATCCTATCAAGAGTCTTTTTTGTTAATTCAATTCCCTCAGTTCGTAATCTTAATGCAGTATCACGAACCCAAAGTCCAATTGCAAAAGACATCACGAGGTCATCATTGTATCCCCTCATCGCTTCTGCTCTATTATTTAAATAAATGAATGTGAATAATTCGTCCACCAATCTATTTGAACGAACCACTACAGATTCATCTCTAAAATATTCTTCAAGTTTAGCAATAATTAATGGCCTGGTTTTCATCGTTGTACTGAATCCAGCCACCATACTTTTATCACTACTTCTATATCGATTTGTCATCTGATGAGCAATATCGACATATTGTAAATCTTTACTTGTATAAAATAGATTAGGATATTCCCTATCTATTACTTGTTGTATCGTTGCCCAACCAATATTATTGTTTTCTATAATTAGTAAGGCATCATTATATTCTGTTGAAATACTCACTAACATATTACCAAAATCTTTTGTAGGTATTCTACCTTTATATTCTGCAACTTGTTCTACATTCTCTACATCAATTACATGGAATGCAGAATAGTCTGCTGAGTCACCACGTCCAACATCAGCACATACCACATAATTTTTAGTATAGTTTGGTGGTTTCCAAATCCACAAGTTACTATCCACTCCTCGTTTTTCTACAGGATCCTTAACCGTTTTGGTTTTACATTCTTCTAAAATTTGTGCATCAATAACTGAAGTACCAGAAGTGATAAAGTCACAATCACATTCTTGTGCTGCACTCTGCATACCCAATAAGTTATCTTGTTCGTCTCTCCAAGTTTGGTCTCTTTCAGGATGAACCGTCCAATGAAGTTTGATAAAGTTAAATAATCCTCGTCCTTCTTCGGCCTCTACCCAAGTTTTGTGAAACCAATTACCAACACCATTTGGTGTAGAAAGTGCAATACAACTACCACCAGTCGTTAATGTTTGTTGAGCTGCAGTCCATATATCATCAATCTTATCAATAAATGCTGCCTCATCCAATATCAACAATGATAGAGCTTCTGAACGAGCTGCTTCTGGTCCTGATGATACTGCCTTAACTTGAGAACCATTAACATACCGAAGATTCAACTTATTATCCTCAACACATTTTTGTTTCAACCAACTCGGTAAGTTTGCATGCATCACACGAATTTTTGTTACTAAATTCTTTGCAACATCTTGTTTTGTGGCAATCACAAGAACATTTTTATCTTGATAGAATGTCATCATCCACAAACTATATCCAGCAGTAACAGTCGATATACCAAGTTGTCTTGCCTTTAATATTATATTAAAACGATTATCTTGAAATTCATTTACAGTAGATTCTTGGAAATCATATAGACTAAATGGTATTTTACCTTTAATTGGATGTTGAATCATACAATACTTTTTCATAAAATATGCAGGATCTTTTGCACACTTCACATATTCAGTTTTGATTACTTCTTTTAGTGGTGTTGGATTAGTAGACATTATTGTACTATCTCACCAGCAAGCTTTACAGAAGTCGCGGTCATAATCACTCCATAAGTGAAATATAACCATTTATTCTCATACCAACTCGGTTTCACAAGTTTTACCTTTTTTTCTAATATTTCTGAACGTTCTTTCAATACTTCAATCGAAAGGTCTTTATTCGTAATTATTAGTGAATCTGTTTGTGCATTTTGTTCCAACAATTTGATAATCGATTCCAAGTCTTTAATAGTTTTAGTGTTTAAACTATCTTTTACCTGTAAATCAGTAATCTGTTTGGTAAAACCCAAAATTTCAGATTCAGTAAAAGTATACGTCTTTTCTTGTGAAAAAACTATTCCCGTGAATAATAATATTTTAATTAAATTCTTCATATATACATATATATCAGTTTATTTGGAAAACTTCTTCAAAAAGTTTACTGCTTCATCTACATCATCAATTTCAACTGCCTTTTGAGCCTTTTTTATCTCTGCCTTTGTAGATTTAACTTCTTTTTTCAGTTTTTCAACTTGTTTTTTGTTTACTCGTTTTTTTGACTCAAGTTCTTTAACCTTTTTCTCGGTTTGTTTAACTTCTTTGTCCTTTTGTTTGATTGCGTTATCAAGTTTTTTGATTTCTTCTTTCTTCTTACCAGAAGCTTTTGCACCAAGTCCTAAAATGGCTAAAAGACCACCAATAATACCTAATAATACTTTCCACACCTTTTTCATTTAATTTTCTCCTAAAAATGAAAGCCCTGCTCCATGAACAAGTTCTTCAAGATTAACTGTTTTACTACCATTTTCATCAATTGATTCATATTTGTTTAAATTCATTAACTTATCTATGATTCTATGATAAACTTCTAAAATGTTTTCAATTTCCTCATCGTGTCCAATCTTACGATGATACTCTTCTGCAACTTCTCCAAGAGTTGCAGTCATATCCATTAATTCAAATATAATATCCTCAGGTAGTATTAGTTTTCTTTTATTCGATGATTTCATTTTCTAACTCCAACTCAAGTTTTTCAATATATTCTCTAGCCTCCGTGACAAGTTTATCAAAATTCTCTTGTCCCATTGACCATTCCTCTTTTTCCACACTTTTCTCATCAACTCCAACTTCATTAAAAAACGTAGTCTTACCTCCTGAAGCTTCGAACTCATCAATACTTTGTTTTAAATCTTTTAAATACGCTCTTTTATTTTCTAATATTTTTTTCTTTTCATATTCTTCCCACTTACCCTCAATACGAAGTTTATTTTCTATTTTAATTTGACAATCAAAACAATGTCCCATTATTCTCCAAAACTTATCATCAAGTCTTTTCTTCATTACCTTTTCACAAGATGGACAAAAGTAAGGCATCCTTACTTCTTTCATTATATCTGAGAGTCTATCTATTTTATCACCATGTTTTTGTGGTTCGTTTCCACTATCGTATCCGACCATTATTCGTTTTTCAGGTTCTCTGCCCGCTAAAAGGTCACCTAAAACTTTATTTTGTCGTTCTGCTTCTTTACTATAACTTGCCATAATTACTCCTATATTATATTATGGTTTATCTGTTGACCAAGTTGGATAATCTGTAATATCTCCAGATGCAGCGGTCAAAGTTCCGTGATTACCATTTCCTGATAAATCTTCTACACGTGTTCCACCACCTTCATTAAATCTCCAATATCCTACAAGACTACTTCCACCTGACTCTTTATGATTGTAATCAGTTTTATTATTATATACACTTGCAACCCAATCAGAATCTTTTGCTGTGTCATATATAGCCACTTCGTCAAGACCACAAGCCCATCCGTTGTCATATTGGTTGCCTGATGTTCTGCGCCCCCCAAAAATCATACCACCAGTATCACCGCCTGTGTTACTCCAATTGAAACTATCTGTCTGACGAAGTACTCCGTTTACATATACCTTACGGTCAGCACCAGAAGATGTATCTGAGCGGTCATCATACGTTACTGCAAAATGATACCAAGTACCATCTGTTTTTAGATTAAAGTAACTACCATCCTGAACTAACAATGATTCTTCTACTGGTGTATCCATGTTAACCCATGCTTTTATTCCTGTATTTGCTCCAATGCCGAAGAATGATTGACGTTTTCTATTAATACCAAATGTAAATCGTTGGTTATTGGCATGCTTTCTACCGAATGCAAACATAGTATTTCCTACTTCATCTGGTCTAACCCAATAAGAAACAGTAAATCCTAAATTAAGGTTATAAGTATCGGGGTTAAAATCAGTTGTTACATGATTATTTAGACTACCAGCACCAGCATTCCCACTAAATGTTAATGAGTAATTTACAGATTCTTGTTCTTTTTTTCCACCACCTCGTGATATTTTTCTATCTTCCCAATTTTTTCGTATATATTCAGTAGTGGCGTTGTAAACATCTTTAGCTATACTTTCATTTATTTCATATAGATATCTATTCTCTGGTATGGTTAACCAACCTTTCCAAGTTAATTTTTCATTACCTTGTTTTTTTCTTCCAACGGTTGTTAACAGAGATATTATCTTTGTATCTACAACCTTTACTTCACCAAGAATTGTTTTCATGTTACCTTTATATTTTGATGAAAATGTAACTTTATTTTCTAACCAACCCGATTTCTTTAATTCTTCTAAAATATTAGATTTCTCTTTTTCTAATATAGAAATTTGATTTTTTAATTCAAATATTTCTTCCTCTAAATTTTCAATAATACCATCTCTATCGTGAATGTGATCTTCTAATTTTTCAATAGGAGCAAATAATTCTTGAGAAAATGAAGTTGGATTTACATTTTCATTAATACTCGATGCATTGGATGATTTATCCATTGTACCTAATGCTAATTTTATTTCTTCTATAGAGGGCATCTATTTATTCCTATCCAAATTTCAAACTACCAAGTATCTGATTGATTGGTGCAAATGCTCCTGTAAACTTATAAGTCTTACCCTTATACTTAAACACCACTCCCTCACTTGGAACAATTGCATCTAATCCACCAATTGCTTCTAATTTTTCAATTTGTATTTTTAACTTTTTTAATTTATCAACCTTACCACCACTTTTCAAATCCCTTAATGCCTGAATGACTTCTTTTCTCATTTTTTGTACCGTTTTATTTGGTGAGGCTGCCATATACCCACTTATATTTTTCAATATTTCAGCACCAACTGAAAAGAATAAAACTTCAAATGGTTTTATATTATCTTTAAAAATCTTTTGAACATCATTCTTATCTGTAGATAATATCCAATCTAAAAATTTTGGACTATCTTTATAATCTTTTTTAATATCCGCTATCTTATATGACTTATCAAAATATGCCCAACGATTAACCAAACTAACAAATTGATTTGGTTTCAAACTAACTTTAAATTGTTTAGATGCATTAAATACATACTCTCTCCAATATGCCTGATGATATTCACCCAACTTATCTGTATCTTTTAATGAATATGTAGATTGTAATTTATTTATTTGTTGTAAAAATTTACCTTTTAATTTACCAAAGTTTTGAGATTTGGGAACTTGTAAAAAGTTTGGTTTTCCAATCCTAAACATTTTTTGAACGCTTTGGTTTACTTGTTTTATCATACCAGCTAACATACGAGCACTATCTTTAGGTTGACCTACTGCCCTTCCACTATCATCATATTCTATCGTGCCGTGAAACACTATTTCTGCCACATCATAATCTACTACATTTGCTGTTGCTGGATACATAACCTCTAAATTCATCCACTTGGTTCCATTACCAAATACTTTTTCTTTTTGTTTATCTGATAATTTACCAATTGCCTTTTCTAAATCTTTCATCGCACCTACAAAGGCCTTTTGTATATCACCTCTACCACTAAACATACTCTTTACTCCACTTGTGGTTGGAGCTGTTTTACCACGATTTTTGAGATGACCTTTGTTTCTAGCTGCCTTTAATTTACCATCAACCCAACTTACCATTAGATTTTGTCCATCGAGTTTCTCTGTAACCCCATCTTCTCTGTCTAACTTTCCACCTATACCATTAATAATTATCTGTTTCAAATCTGAAAACGTCAGATTATTATCATCAAATGGATGTGACATATGTCCATAAGCACCACCCTCAATCAGTAACCCCACATCTCTTTGAAAATTCTCTTGTATCTTTTTAAGTTTATCTGGAGTTGCTGGTTTATTTGTATTACCACTACCTGCAGTTGCAGTTCCCATATCGTGTGTATCAGAATCTTTAATTTTCTTTGCCTTTATTTCCTTTTCACCAAAGAATTTTACGATTTCCCAACCAAGTTTATCAATCATTTGATTCATATGTTGTTTATATTTAGGAAATGGATTATCCACACTATCTGTATTCTTTGTGTTTTGATTTATAGTTCTACCATATGTTACGGTTGATATTCTATCTACGGTTGAGGTTGAATAATCAAGACCAGGATCTGTTGCATTCTCAAAATCAATAATATCATCTATTACGTCCCAACCTAAAATTTGTGCATGTTTTGGTGATACTCTTTTGTAATCAGCGAATGAATTAAAGAAATCATACAATCCCTCATCATCTAAATCACCTGCAGTTATCGTAGCCCCTAAAGCACTAACTTCTTTGATTATTTCTTTTACAGAATCTTGTTGATAAAATTCGTATAATTTTTTAAATTTATTTGTCATCATATTATAGATACCCTTATCAAAGTATCCAAATGCCTGCTTGAATAATTTTTCTCTACCCTTTTCATTTTCTGGTGAACCGAGTAAATCTCTCATTACAGTTCCACTTACTTCTTTACCACCGACTTTGATTGATACGTGAGGTGCTGTGAGAATATAACCATGTTCACCATATCCTAAAATGTTACCTCTGTTCTTGTCATAATCTTTAAAATACTTTCCACCTGATAATCTACCAGCGTCTTTTTTACCAAAAATATAAATAACAGCAGTTGTTTTCTCATCATACTTTTTTAATACGTTTTTAGCGATATATGGTGATTTTTCTTTCACAATTCGATTTTTAGGAATACCCATCTTGACCATATGACGAACTTTTTCATTGAAGTTCATTGGGTGTCTTGGTGGTTTCTTGATATCAGATGTTGTGATATATGCATCATCAACTCTTGATTTTAACCAATCATATGTTTTTTTGTGATGTGGGCCAAATGGTTGAAATCTACCACCATAAATACCAACTACTTTTTTGATTTTTGTTCTGTCTTCTTTTACTGGTTCGTAACCTTTTTTCCTTTTATCTTTTTCTTTTTGAGTTCCACCGATTTCTCTGTCATCATCATCCCAATCATAAGTGTCTGGTTCAGAAAGACTACCCATAGGAGCACTCATAGAATAACCATGATGTACAGAAAAATCCTTTCCAGCATCTGTTTCTGGTTTATTTTTTAATTTTTTAAATTTATCAGTTGTTTTAGTTGGTAGTCCCTCACGAACTTTACTTGTATCGGTTTTGAGAAAAGGGCCTCTTCTAAGTGTTTGGAATCTCACAGGTACTTCTTGACCAAATAATTTTTTTGGTGCTAAGATTCTAAGTGTAACTAATTTTTTAGGATTATCTACTTTTACTAATTCAAAATCTATCTCTTTATATTTCTTACCTTTATGTGTAAGATTTTTACCAGTGATAAACTTTTCTACTTTATTACCTCTGACTGCAAATCGTTCTTCAATCTTTTCATATCCACTACCATAAGGAACTGAAGTATTTCCCTTTTTCTTCATTTTTTTAACCATCTTACGACTTGGTGATGGAATTACACCTGCTGGTGCACCAAACTCTTCATTTTTCTTTCTACCTTGACAATGTGCTCGTTGACTGAATCCTTTAGGGTTGTTACAATTAATACTTTTTTTGTATTTTGCACTCCACTTTTCATTAATTTTTTCTATCTCGTAGAGTTCTTGACAACCACAATCAAATTCATTTACCAAATAATTAACATCTTCTCGTATAGACTTATTTAATTTATTGTGTAGTCTTTTCATTTTCTTTCTTTGAGCTAAACTTGTTGGTATCCAATCTGGCCCAAAGGTATAAACATTACTACCTACAACTTTTTTAGTTGAACCTAACCCTACTTCATTCTTTGCTTTGGTTTTCTTTTTCATTTGGTTGATGAATTTTCTATAAACAGCTGCAGCGGATTTTTTACCCATTTCTTTTGCTCGTTGTTCCATAGCAACCGCCGCCTGTATTTTATGAGCGTGTTTCTTACCACTACCTTTTATTTTAGATACAGAGGCCTGTGCATCCTTTACGGTTGCAAACTTTAATCCTTTGATTGTACCCTTTGGATTCTCATCGGTGTATAAATCTGAATGAGATGAAGAACCTCTATGTTGTCCTTTTTTACGAGGTATTCTAGCAGCCTCTGTAGTTTGGGAACTAACCACTCTGAATTTTAAGGCAGGACGATTGTTGATTAACAAATCACCCTTTTCATTAAAATTAATTGATTTTATTTTGACTCGTTTATTTTTGAATCTACCCATCAAAACGGTATCACCCACTTTAATTGGTAATTCAACTCCCTCATCAATTAAATCTTTAATTAACCATTCTGTTAATTTATTCATTCGTTTAGAATACCACGTGAACTACACCGCTACCACTTACTCTTCGTACACCTATTTCATATAGTGTTTTTGCGGTCAAATTTGAAGCTGAAACTGAATCACCCTCCGTAGGTGTAATTACAGAATTACCAGCAGATTGTATGATAAATCCACTTGAACCCATAAATGAACTTGTTGCATAAAAATCTTCTGCCGTAGTTGTTTTTATTTTAGTGAATTTAGCATCATTACTTACTGTAGCTCGTGTTCTTCCAACGAATGAACCGTCTGTTGCTGTTGCCATTATTTTCTCCTATTTTATTAAACTGATAAAGCTCTACGATACCACCCAAACAAAAATCTTTCTTGTTCAGGTTTCTTGTTCACTAAATCATAATAATGTTTCATTCTATAACAACGAACTCTTTCCAATGATGGTTTGTAAGTTTCTACTGCTGCTCTTGTACCTGGCCCGAATCCACCATCAACTGCTAAATCAGCACCTTTTGCGTTACATGCTCGTTGTAAAATTTTTACTGCTGTACCTCTACCTTGATTCACACACATATCAAAAAAGATGTGTTTTAAATCTTCAGATAAATCATCCACTTTATTTCTATCCCAATAATCTTTTTTATAAATTTCTTTTGCACCCTCTTTTGTGAGATTCTTGATATCTACATCAGGATAGAATCTTTTAGCTATACCAAAATTAGTTTCACCACCTAAATCTTTTGGATCGTGAACATATCCACCTTCGTGGTGTAGAGTAACTTCTATTATTTCATCAAATGTTGTAAGCATTTTATTTTCTCCTATTAAGACGTTTTTGTTTTGTAACCCACATTTTTCCAAGTTTGTTCTTGATGGGTTTTGCCACAAATTTTCTAATAACTTTAGTAACCAATGGAACAAATTTTGCCTCCGCTTCTTCTTCGGATAAATGTTTTGAATTATCAACTATCACGAAATTATTATTAAATAATGCTTGGAAACTTCCAAGATTCTTCTGAACATCTTTCCAACTCTTTTCTAATAAGTTTGGTGGTAATATTCTATCTCTTTCTTGATTTCTTTTTTGTGCCACCTCTAATGATGTATTTACAAATACCATGTAAGTGTCGTATCCATCATCTTCTAACATTTTTTTCATGGTTTGTATCTTACGAAAGTCATGGCCTGTACCATCTATAATCATTCCCAACTTACCTTGTTGATATAGTTTCATTCTTTGTTTAGTAAGTTCTTTTGAAAACTTTCTTAATCCACTCTTACCAGGTGTAGTCAAATCATCAAATACCTCATCTGGCATCTTATCTAAATCTGTACCGAATCCGTATTTTCTTAACAAATATTTTAACTCTTTATCTGAGTTAACCATCTTCATACCACTCATACTGATATTAAATCTATCAGGTATTCCAAAGATTTGTTTCACTACATAGGTTTTTCCACTACCAGGCCCACCTGCAAGAAATACGGCCTTGAATATACCAGGATCATTAACACCCTCTGCTAATATTAGTTTTAGTTTTTTTGCTAAATCTTTTTTATAAGCGTCAAAATCTTCGGGTTTTATAAATCCTTTATACCCACCAAGTGATTCAGATGAGGATGTTGTACCAGTTTTACTGGCTTCAAGTAAATCTTTTAGTTTAATCATAATACTTTCCGAGTAGATTGTTACAATTATAAATATATAATAATAAAATTTACCAAGATTTTAAACGTAATCTTCTTCTACCTTCTATACCTTTTTTCCAACAAAAACCATGATTTCTCCATAATTTATTACGATAATATGGTATTTTCTCTCTACCAAGTAAATGATATGCCTGAACTCTATGGTAACCATCCATAATTTGATTTTTATTGTTTATATATACAGGTATTTCAATACCTTGAGTAATAATTGATTGAAAATACAATACTAATGATTTATTTGTATTCTCACCCACACACTCACAAACTGGTCCTTCATCTTCTGTTCTTGGTGTATTTAGTTCCTCTAAACTCTTAATAAAAGTAAATGGGTTTCCGACAAAATCTACCAAATCTTCTTTTTTAATTAAATCATAGTCTTGTGGAAATAATTTTAGAAAAAATTCAATTTCGTTTAAGTCGTTCATACTCGTCTGGTCTTCTAATTTTATTGATGACATTTTGATATACTTCTCTTCTACCTAAATCCAAACCAACATATTTTAAATAGTGTGGAATTATTGAGTGTCCAATTGGTAACATATTGTGATTACCACTTAAATACTGATGTTTGTAGAGTGATGAAAATATATCCATTGTGGCCGATGTTCCATATGCTGCAAGATCATTCATCCCTATTCCAAAAAATTCCTCTTGGTAATTTACTGGTCCAGAATATAAAACTAATTCATCAAGTTTTTTTGATTGGAGTTGTCTGATTAAATTTTTACTATAATAAACATCGGGCCTTGTCATTAATACACAATCGTATTTAAAATTATTATCTAATTCATATTGTGTTTTTAATAAATTACTTCTGTAAACTAAATAATAATATTTTGGCATATTAAATTCAAATTTATTCTCTACCTCTTTTGATAAAAATTCATATCCTTTTGGACTCAAAGTTTTTAATATATCATCATTTATATCTGTATTTCCGTGAAACTTGTATGGATAATTGTCTTCTTTACGATTAGTAGTGTCCCAAGTAGATACAAAAAAATCAACATCCCAAGATTTGTAAATGGGATTCATAACTTCCCAATATCTCATTTCACCTGCCAAACAAACCGCCACTTTACTCATAATTAAATCCTAATCTTTTTATATAATTTACAAATGGTAAATATTTTTTTTCTTTTTGTGTAATCAAATATTGTCCTTGTAATTCATACCAAAGTTCCCAATATTTTTTTGCAAAAGTATCATATCCACTTTTGTAATATTGTGAGATGGCAGTAAATTCAACTGAATTACAATACCAATAATTAGGTGTAAATATAGTAAGTGTTTGAAATGTCAAATTGTTATTGATAATTTTCTTAGTTTTTTGTGCATCATAACTTGAGACAATTGTACTCATATCTTTATCTTTATTACCACCCGTATCTTTTATACCTTGAACATCATTCCATTGTTCATCATCATTTCTAACTTTGATTATTTTTTTCTTGAATACTTTAATAGTTTTCGATGGAATTTTTTGAAAGGTAGTCGGTAATTGTAAATCATAATCATCAATACTAAAGTAACAAACATCAAACAATTCATTGTTTTTTAATTCAAGTTTATTTTTTTCGTGATTTAAAACCTCTAATGATTTACCAGATAATTTTGTAAGTTTGTTGTTTTTAATTAGGTTTAGTCTTCCCAACTGACTTCCCAATCTTTAAAATCTGCTGCAATACAATCTATTTTGTAGTCTTTTCTACCACCAACCACTTCCATAATTTTATTGATAGCAGTATTTCTAATTCCATTTAATCCATGAGTTAACATAAGATTATCACTACCCTTTTCACCTTTACGAACTTGTGATTCATTATACCAAATGTGTGCGTTCATTTGTGCAAGAACAATGACTGCTCTGATAAATTCACCATCTATCTTTCCATCGTTTTCTTTGATAATTAAATCAATATCATGAACCATATCACCCATCTCTTTAGCATAATTCTTCTTGTTCTCTGGTATGAAAACTTCTTTTAACTGATGTATACTAAGTCTATCTATTAGTTCACCTAATGTTGGTAACCATTTTCGTTTCATAATATCTCCTATTTATAAATAAACGGATCTCGTTTTCTAAGTTCTTTTAATTTCTTTTTATACCGATAATTTAATTTTATTTTTAAATAAAAATTTTTAATCCATTTAATCATGATATTTTCTCCTTGTAGTATTTAAATATAACACATCAACCCAATCAGTTCTACCATTCATTGGATTTTTAGCTATATGAGTAATATCATATAGTTGAAACCCATTTGGTATTAAAAATTTTTCAATCTCACTAAAGGATAAACTACGTTCGTATAAATCATATAACATAAGTTCGGTAACCACCACCTCAACGTCTGATAATCTATTTCCAAATCCTTCAAGTATTTCTGGTTCAAATCCTTGACAATCTATTTTAACTAAATTTACCATTTCAATATTATTATCATTCATATAATTATCAAGTCTGATAACCTGTACATTTCTTTCGTGATTGACACCACCCTGTTTCAATTTATTTATATCAATGGAATCACCACTTTTAGTATTTATTTTATTGAATCCAGCCAAACCAGTGCTTATATCGTGTGTATAAAATCTTTTACTATTGTCAGAAACATTACCTACCGCAACCTTATTTAAAATAACACTATCATCATTGCAATGTTTCAAATTTTTATTAAATTCATTCCAACATTCTTGTTGTGGTTCAAAACTATGAATTACTGAATTAGACCAAATATTTTTAAAATCAACTGTACTTTTACCGTTATTTGCACCTAAATCAAATATTGTTGGATTATCAATATCAATTAAATATCGTAACGTCTTTTTTCTATCAAACTTTTTTAAATATTTTTCGGTTCTTAATAAATTTGTATCTTCATCAGAAAAGTGTAATTTATTCATATTTTTTCAACTCACTATACAACCCTTGAGCCAATATTTCATTACCAAGTTCTGTTAAATGTCTATCATCATGAACTAATCCAGCTTCATGTAAATTAAATCCCTCTTTTTTTGCTGATAAATAAAGAGATTCATCTGTACTGATTGAAAATAACCAATTAATCTTTTTTATAACCTCTTTAATATTAGGTGGAGTTTGTAATTCTGTATGAAATGAATGTTCTGGTGTAAAAAACTCATACCATTTATTTGAATTACTAATTAATTTCTCATAATAATATTCAACGGATATTTCTGGAGCCCCATATCCAGCAAGAGTCACACAAATGAAAACTTTTGCACCCTTTAATTCTAAATAGTCTTGTAAATAATACAAGTCCATTATAGATATATACTCAAAATATTCTTCATGATAATAGTTTTCAAAATAACTTTTCTTTAAATTAGCGTTTGGATGTATATCTTCAATCCCATTTGTTAAATGTCCATCTAATACATAATTACTCTGTCTTTGTATAGTTTCATGGTCACTTGTATCATTAAAAAAGTCACCTGTATATTCTTTTTTAGGATTTAAATGTAAAACTTCTTTTCTTGTCGCGGGTGCCGGCATAATTACAATTAAATGATTTGATAAATCTTTAACTTTATATGCATAACTTCTTAGACTTCTGATATTTGGCTCTAATCCTCTACCACCAAGTCCAAAGTTTAGAACTCTGTCATACTTTAAATATTTATTTAACTTACCAACCCAAGACAGATTAGTTATAAACTTTTCATCAACCTTATCTGTTTTATATTTTTCCTTTAATTGTGATGAGGCCAATTCATACATACCATTTTCATCTGGAGTTTCTGGCCCAACTATAAACGCACTTCCTTGTGTATGTGAGCAACCAACCCCAATTAACGTTTTTTGCTTATTCATATTCTCTCAAGAAACTCATCCTTTATTTTAATAATATTTGAGGATTTTAATCCATGATAATCCCAATTATCTTGTCTACCACCATAACGATAAATGTATGCCTGTTTTAATCCTATTCGTCTTACTCTTGTATTTAAATCGTTATCTGAAATAATCTCTAAAACATAACTTCCTAAACCACCAGGCAAAAAGTGTTCTTCAAGTGTAATTACTTTTTTATCCTGTATAATTTCTGAAAGGGAACTTTCGTGACAAGGAATGGTATGTAAATCAATTATACCTAATTTTCCATCATAATGTTGTATTGCCACATCAGTCATTATGCCCGTTGAAATAAAATAACCATCTGTACCTTCTTCTAAAACATTATAACCAAATGAAAGATCGTCATCATCTTTATAAATATCTGGTCTTATATGTCTATCCAATCTAACATAATTTGGTGTATTCATATTTACAGATTCTTCTGCTATCATTTTTGCCATTACATTATCTGTAATACTATTAATTGTCATATGTGGTAAAACTCTCATAATAGAAATATCCTCTAACATATGATGTGTTGGGCCTGAATCATCATAACTATATCCACTACCAACTCCAACTATCGTGATTGGTAATTTCATCACACCTTGAGAAACTCTTATTTGTTCATAACATCTCATTATCATAAATGTTGAAATTGCATAAACAAAAACTTTTTTACCTTCTTTGGCCAATCCAGATGCAAGTAGAACGGCTTGTTGTTCTGCAATTCCTACATTAAAAAATCTATGAGGAAAATCTCGTCTTACCTTATCAAATATTGGTGCTCCTTGATCTGCTACAACTATAACAATATCACTATCGTCTTTCATCATTTCATACACTTTTGTAAAAAATGCATCTCTTTGACTATATTTTTGATTTAAAATAGTACTTTTGGTATTTTTACCCATTTTGAACACTCCTTTGTAAATCTTTTCTTGATGCGTTCACATCTTCATCTTTAATTGGTGTTCCACCATGCCATAATGGTTTATATGATAAATAATCAATACCTTTTCCTTTTACAGTATCTGCTATAATCACTAAAGGTTTATCACTTCTTCTAGCCCTTACATACTTGAATACACGTTGTAATTCTTTCAAATTGTGTCCATCAACTCGTTTAACTTCCCAACCAAATGATTTCCATTTATCTTCAATTGGTTCCAACTTAACAATATTTTCTGTAAAGTCAAGAGTACATTGTGAGTTCCTATCTACAATAGCAACTAAATTATTTAATCTATGATGTGATGCAAACATTGCAGTTTCCCATACAGAACCCTCATATAGTTCCCCATCACCCAACAAACAATAAGTCAAATACAATTCTGTATTAAGTTTTGCACTTAACGCAATACCAGAGGCCAATCCAAATCCGTGTCCAAGTGAACCTGCAGATATTTCTGCACCTGGTACATCACTTTGTAAATGAACTCCAAATATTCCATCTTGTTGTGCAAACTTATCCATTTCTTTTTTATCAAAATAACCTCTGTCTGCTAAAATAGTATAAAAAATAGGACTTGCCTGAGCCTTACTCAATATAAATCTGTCCCTTTTATTCCATTGTGGATTTTTAGGATTATGATTAACATATCCACCATAAAACAATAAGGTCATTATATCTGCACAAGAAAGACACGAAGTAACGTGACCATCACCTGCCTTAATACACATTTCAAACATATCTTCTATGATTTGATTTCGTTTTTTCTTTAGAAATTTCTTATTCATAACAATTCCTTTATAAATTTTTCTTTTGTTAAATTTGGTTGTATTGTTAATCTGCACCAATTTTTTCTATCATCGTGTGGAAGTTTACAATACTTAACCAAAACTTTATGTTTATCAAATATTTGTTTAGTTTTTAAATTATCATCTTTTGTATTAAAATGTATCCAATTACAATTAGAATCTATGACATCATAACCATTTAACATTGAAACTAATTTTTTCTTTTCTTTCTTTACACTCTCTATATAAATATCAACCAAATTGTGGTTATTCAATAAAAATTCACAATACTTCATAGACACTCCTGTAATCTCATACATATGCCTAAATTTACTTATCAACTCAATATTATTTTCATGTGAAATCACACAACCAACTCTACATCCTGCTGCTCCAAATCCTTTTGAGAAAGTTCTTGTAACAATTAAATTAGGATATTCGTGAATGTATTTTAACACACTATCTTTATCGGTAAATTCTATGTATGCCTCATCAATTAATACAGGTACATCTTGTTCTAATAATATTCGTATTTCATCGAAAGATTTATACTCTCCCATTGGACTATTTGGATTTGCCAAAATAACTAAATCTGTATCGTGTGTAATATTGGACAATATCTTTTCCATAGATATCGTGTAATCCTTTTCGTGTGGTATTCCAAAGTATTCACATTGATACAATTCACTATACACTTTGTACATTGGAAATGATGGATTTGAAGTTACAACTCTACCACCATCTGTAAACGTTTCAAAAACAGACTTTATTCCTATATCAGAACCAGCACTTAAAAAAATCTGATTAGTTTGTACACCATACCACATTCCCAGTTTAAATTTAAATTCTTCAGTATTTGGATAATAAAAAAAATCTTCTTGAGTAATAGTCTGTAAAAACTTTGCAAAATCGGGTATCGGTTGTGTTCTTTCACTTTGATTCAATACAAAATCATACTTAGATTTATCATCTGTATCAAATTTTCTTTTTATATTTTTTAAATAGTGCTTCATCACACTCCTACGTAATCCAATATTGGAACTAATTCTTTATATGAACAATTTTTACAATGTAATGTAGGATTGTTTGTGTTACAACCTTTCTTAACATTCTGATAATCTTCCATAAGTCTTATTTCATCAATAGAGTTTTCAAATAAATTACCAAATGGTTTAGCACCTGTATTCATACAACACATTTTTACATCACCCTCTACGGTAGTATAAATACCATTATTTACCCAAAAACAATCTTTAAAGTCCCATTTGGATTTACCCATAATGTTATCACTCCAATTAATTTTCAAATAATCTAATTGTTCTGTCGTATAACCTGATGTTGCTAAATCATCGCTCATCTTTATATCTTCATCCCAAATCTGAGCAATGTTTAATCTTAACATTCCTAAATTATTTTCTTTTCTGAGGTTATCTACCTTTTCTATATCATCAACATTATAAGCATTTACAACATAATTTACAACACAATCACAATCATAACGATTTATTGTTTCAAAATCTTTTAAAAACTTAATTAGTTTTTTCCATTTTGCTGGTGCTCTGTCTCTCTCATAACTTTCACCCCAACCATCAATACTGAAATACAACACATCAATATACTTCAAACATTCTTGAAACTTCCTTCTAAACTCTAACCCCTCTTTAATATTATATTGACAATTTGTTGCAACAATTAATTTACAATTTGGAAATACTTCTTTAAATATTCTACACACTTCATCGAATTGTGGATGTAACATTGGTTCTCCCATCCCCATAAGTTTTGCTTCTTCTATTGGATGATGTTTTATACCATCAAGTAACTTACCCCAATCTTCTAAACTCATGTGTTTAAGTGGGCCGATTACATCCATTCGGTTGCAAAAACTACAATCTAAATTACAATAGTTAGTGGTTTCTAAATATGCGTATGTTATTGGTTTAAACATTGTAGTAGTTTTTTACTCCATAGTTTATGTGCTTTTTGATTGGGGTGCCAATTATCTTTATCACAAGCTAATTTGTTATCTATTATAAATGATTCAAATTGTTCATTGTAATAATGAATATTACATTCTTGAAAAGTACCAATGTTTTTTACACTTGGCGCATACAAAGCCGGAAACATCAAATAATCAATATTCATACTTTTAAAAAAAGAACTCAATCCTATTATCAACAGTTTGGATTGATCTTGCCGATGATCTCCTATAGTATCAAAAAAATCAAATTGAAATTTTTCAATTTCTTTTTTCTTCCACCCTAATTCTTTTAAGTGTGGATGTTCGGTTAAGTGACCCCAATTAAACTTTGTAAGTAACCCATATCTATTTGTCCACATTTCAAATCTAAGATGAGAGGTTAACCCAACAATAAATAAAGCATCTTTTCTGTTCTCAATGTTATCTAAACACCATTGTATTGATTTTCTATAAATCCCATAATTTGAAAACCCATTTTCTGCAAGATTAATATGTTCTACATTATAATGTTTTGCAATAAAATCACCATAGGTTAATTTAACTCCACTATATTCTTCCATTTCATTTGAAAAACTACAACCAATGCTAACAACTTTACTATACATTAAGATATTCCTCTAAATATTCTGGTGTTCCTAATTCATATATTTCATCAACCATACCGATACCTATTTTCTTTCCATCTTTGATTGCCCAATTGTAAACTGGTGCCACATAAAACTCTCCGTTAGTTCTACTATTCTGTTCAATCATTTGTTCTGCATATTTTACGAAATCACTACCTTTACTCCAATAGTAATATCCTGCTGTTGCGTTGTTTGAAATGACTTTCTTTTCTGCAACTTCTTCTACATAGCCATCTTGACCACATCTAGCGTAACTCCAATCTGTACTATCCCCATAAAAACAAGGAATAAATCCATCACAATGTTTTGCCAATCCCCACATTTTTTCTGAATTATAGTCTATCATTTGGTCGGTGTTTAAACTTAACATTGGTGTATCGTTATTGATTAAGTCTTTTGCTGTCAGTATTGTTTGTGCTGCTCCCTCAGTAACATCATCTAATATCACAACATCATATGCACTATGACCAATGACGTTTTCAAATTCTGTAAAATCATACTTATCAAAATCTTCTTGTAAACAAATCAAAACAAACAAATAATCTGTATTAAACTCTATACCTAAGTTCTCAATCACTCTATGTACCATTGGTTTTCCATTCACATCAATAAATGGTTTTTTGTCTATATATCCTTGTTCTTCAAATCGTGAACCACGACCTGCCATTGGAATCACTATATTAAATTGTTGTCTTGTCTTTTTCATTATAACTTTATAAACTTATCACTTTTTCTAATCATCTCTATTACGGATGTTTCTAAATCAAAAAATGATTCTAATAAACTTTCAATTGCTTGAAAGTCTTTTTTGCTATGAAATTGTTTTGGATTATTAGGATATTTTTGGAACTTTCCATAAAATATATTAAAGATTTCATCGTCATTTGCATTCAAATGAACATCCCCTTCAACTTCATCAAATCTTCTGCTACTTATTTGTTTGATATAATCCGAATACATTATCTTTTCATTACTTTCACTTGAAACATTAGTTTTATAAATCTCTTTCACTACAGACCAATTTTTATCCCTTTTACTCATCCACTCAATGAGAGAAGGTTTAGATAAATCTTTTACATTTATAAAATAAACATTTTCCAATTCATATAATTTAACTAAATTAAAAGTAAAATTAGATGTCCACCTACTTAAACGTGCATGCCGGCTGATGTGTTTTAAATCAAAGCTTTCAAAATATTTATGTATCACCTTATCTGGTGATTCATAGTGCATTTGTTCATATATATTAGAATCTAACTTCAAAGATTCTAAATCTTGTAAATTTCCAGACACCCACTTTTCATAAGGAGACCTAAGTGGGATGATAAATGTAAAATCAGTATTTAGAATATTTTGTGTAACCACTTCAAATGTTTCAGGATGGTTGTCTATAATAGTATTTAATGAACAACTTCCTTGTTTCATTGCATAGACTATTCCTATATTAGAATCCTTACTTCTAAGAACTTTTGTAGATATATTAAAATCTAACTTTTCGTATTTATTATTCTTACTCATTGATAATTCCATAAAATTTAGTTAACATCCTGTTAATACTCTCACATTTGTATAAAAGATTTTGATTATGTTCTAATACATCTCTATTTTCAATTATTAAATTTATTAAAGTTTCCGTTGGTGTTTTCATTATCTTATGAATTTGCTGAATATTCATATTCCATTTTTTTAGCATATGAGTTTCTGCATCATAACTCTCATCAACTAACCAATCATACGATTTATAACCATATTCTTTAAATCTCTGAATAGTTTTTGGTTCACCAAACCATACAAGAGGATGAAAATGTAAAACAGGATTAAATGTAGACATATTTATAAAAGTTTTGGTTATTTGATCTGATGCTGATGTAGAAACCCAAGAGAAAAATGTTTTCTTATATACATCAAATGGAATAGCCTCATTTGGTGGATGTGCTCCCTCTCTTACACCATACTTTCTTTCATACTCACTTGCAATAAAAGGTACTTGTTTCTGAATATTTTCTATAATTTCATCATCTTTAAGTCCTTCAATTTCCAATATATCAGAACCATTTGTAATCTCATTATTATTAATTCTGGCCTGACTTTTAATCCATTCAGTTTTACCTCTATAAAATTCATTTATATAATCACTTTGAAAAAAAGTATGGTCTATTAACGAATCATCAATATAATTATTTTGTGCCAAAAAATACAACATACAATCTCTGTATGGATGTGTTGTTCTACTTATACGTAATAATTTTTTGTCAGCCTTTTTTATATTTTCAATATATTCATCAAAAGTATAATCTTGAAATCCACCACGAGGTATGTGTTTAAATGCCTGAAATTCTGTAGCATTATCATAAATTACATTTACAAATTTATTTTTAAAAGAATAATTTTCTAAATATGAATATCCATTTAAATTACTACTTAAAATTATTAAAGAATTACTTGGTAAGTCATATTCTGTTAAAACCGTTTCAAACATCTCATAATGAGAATTAAATTTATCGTGTTCGAAAAGTCTTTTTGAAAAATCATCAGCTTCATATCCATAGTACAAAAATATAAAAAAAGTACCATTTCTCATTTTTTCTAAAATGTTTTTATCTTGAAATAAATCATCAAAAAACTTTTCTTTTATACTCTCTAATGGACGAGGACTCTCTGTACATGCATGCATCTCCATTTCAAGGATGACCTTTTTATCACTCTTCATTGCATCTTCAAATGGAACTTGTATGACTTCTTTATAATTCCTCAAAAATTTAATAAACTCTAAATCATGAAAATAATTTCTCCTACTCCGTACACCTTGTATTTTATAAAATTGAGAATTTAACAATTGTGAAGAAAAGAAATTACCTCTATGACAAACGTGTGCAGGATCACCTGATAATTTACCACCATCATGTCGTTCTCCACCCTCGTTAGAAAAATCTCTTGTGTAGGTTGTAAAACAACACTCATCAATTATTTTTTTTGTCATATCAATATAATTCATAAAAATCTCCTTACGTATTTTAAAACTTCACGTGAACTCGGCATTCCCTTTTCAATATCTTCAGAATATACAATTTCTTTTTTTCCCGTATAAATAGGGTTATCCCAAGTATTTTTTGAAATATCTAAAAGTGAAATAGTATCACATGCCCCTATTTCTTTTGTACCTACTTCATTCATATTATTTACAATCCATTCTGTAGCCACATCAATATCTATATAATTATATTCACTATTAATATCTACATATATTTTATTATGATTAATTAAATCAAATAAAGCACTTTTATCTAATCCATCACCATATAAAGCACCCAACCTCACTATCAAAGTATTATCTTTATTTTCAACTAAAACTTCAGAAGCTCTTTTATGTACACCATATGGAATATCCAATTGAATTTTTGCAGACAAAGAACTAATATGAATAAATTTTTTATAATTCCATTCATATAATAATTTCGCAGTTTTGGTAATTGTTTCTTTTACATCATCGACAGGATTATTAAAAGCCCAAAACCTTTTAGATGGCATTGCAGTATTTATCAAAACATCATATTCTAATGATTTGTATTTATCATAATTTTCTCTTGTAACCTCAAACACTTCATAGTCATAATTTTTAAAATTTCTACAAAGTGCCTTTCCAACAAAACCGTTTGAACCAATTATAGCAATTTTCACTTTAATAATTCCTCATGTATAATTGGTGGAACACTTTCATCCCACAATTCACTTAAAAAACTTACTCCTGTACAATCTGTTATTGCATGAAATACATGCGAAACTCCTTGTGGTACATAAATACACGTTCCTTTGGCCATATAAATACTCTTTTTATCATCTTGAGTACCTGATACTGATACTCCCTCTCCAGATGTCAATAACATATACTCATGAAAATGAGGATGATAGTGATTTCCTCTTTTAATACCTTTATTATAAAACATAAAATTAAATTCCTTTAATGTATGTTCAGGCACCCAATTAAAAATACCACCACGCCCATCTTTTAAAGTATCTTCATAAATTCTTGGTTCTAATTCAACTGCGTGTTTCATTTGTATCCCTTTTTGCTAAGATTGGATTTTTTACTGGCCAATCAATATTTAATCTATCATCATCCCAATGTAAAACAATTTGTTCATGTGGTTCTACATACTTACCATCATAGGCCATCATGTAATGAAATAAACATTCATCAGTTAAACACAAATGACCATTGACAAAACCAGGTGGTACTAAAACACCGAAATGATTTTTATCATTTAATAAATAAGTTTCAGTCTGTAAATATGTTTTAGAATCTTCTCTTACATCTGCAATAACAAAATAAACTTCACCATAAGGACAACTAAGATACTTCCAAGTTTTTGTATCACCATGTAATCCCCTTAAAACATTCTTTGTTGATTTGGCAAACTTAGATAATCTAAACTCCATATCTTTTGGTAAAACATTTTCCTTTTCCCAAATAGTCCAAATATCACCACGATAATCAGTAAATGGTTTTGATTGAAATATTTTTATTTCATTAAACTTTTCAGATTGTATTTTATCTAAATCAAACTTCATTATGTATCTATTCCGTAACTTAATGGAAATGCATTTCTATACCTTGAACTTTCTTGTGGTACAATCATTTTATATGCCTGTATTAATTCTCTTACACCATAATCCAAACTATAATTTGGTTTCCAACCAGTTGACTCTACTTTTTTATTACTTACAACATAATTTCTTTTATCTGGATCAACAAAATAATCTGAATGAGTTATAGATATATTTGGTATATGTTTTTGTATTCTTTCAACTAATTCTTGTTTATTTATATTCGTATCTGATAAACCAACATTAAATATCTCACCTTGATGTTTATCATAATTTTCAATCATAAATTCAAATACAGAACTAACATCTTGAATGTGAATAAAATTTCTAACAAATTCATGTTCAAATAATGTAATGTATCTATCGGTTAATAATTTATATACAAATTCATTTACCAATAAGTCTAATCTCATACGACTTGATACTCCAAACACCGTAGCCAGTCTAAATATAATTCCATTCGTATGACGTTTAATATAATCCTCTGCATCACATTTAGTTACTCCATAATGTGTAATTGGTGTTAATGAATTTGTTTCATCTACCATACCATCTACTCTACTTCCATAACCACTATTCGTATTTGGAAATAGTATCATTTGGTTATTAGAAATATTATCCACCACATCCTTAATTTGATGATAATTTACATCTGTTGCCAACTTTTTATCATTTTCACAGCTAGGGAACCCAACTAATGCGGCCAATGGTATAATCACATCGTGTCTACTAACTTGTTGAACTAATAGTTTGTAATCACGTACATCTCCATATATAAAATTAAATCTTTTATCTCCACACACGTCAAGTAACGAGGTTTGATTATACATTAAATTATCCACAACCGTTACATTGTGATTTTTTAATAATCTTCTGACAATGACAGAACCCAAATATCCTGCACCACCTGTAATTAAAATATTCATTTTTCTTTCCTAAAATTTGGAATTAATGTTCCTAATTCATTTGAATCAACTGAATCAAATAATTCAGTAATAAAACTTCTATTATTATGTTCCTTTGCATATTCTAAAAATAATTTATGATTGTGAACTAATATGTCCTCCATAGACCAATACCACTCATGTATTTCTTTCTTCGTCATTTTACCAATTCTAATAATTTCATTTTCAATTAAACTAAATCGTTTTTTTGGATTTTTGTGATTATCATAACTTTCATCTATAAAGGGATGAAATGTTTTAAATCCAAATTCTCTCATATATTGTAAAGAATTTGCACTCCCAACTAAAATAAATGGTTGAAAATATGCAATTGGTTTCCAAGATTTTTCTGAAACATAACCAGTTGGTGCCTCAAACCTTGTTTCCGTAACAATACTACAATAACTATCCATATAAGGTTTACAATTTTCAAAACCATATCCATGATTTAACCCGTCTCTACTATCCATTGCAAGTGGATAATCTACAATTTTAGTTTTCATATCTTTTAATTCTTGAAATGAAGGCCTATACATTTTGTATTTTTCTTTAGAAACCAATTTATTTAACTCATAAAATGATGGATCTAACTTAAAAGTGAAACTGACTAAATTATTTTCTATTAAATTATTATATTGTAATACACATAATACAGCCTGTCGATAAGACCTCATTCTTCTATTCAAACTCAAAAAATTACTTTTTCTTTCTTTACGTTTTGAATCTTTAAAATCTGATAGTGTCATAGCAGAATTTTTATGTTCACTATATTGTGCACCAATACCAAACACACCACTATCCATTCCATTTAATATACAAAAAACTTCATGTGCCTTTTCAAATAAAGAATGATTATACACTATGACATCATAACGAGAAACTTCGTCATTATCTATACACCATTGTTCATATCGTTGTTTCAGTAAAAAATCATTAACAGCAACAAGTCCGTTATAAAAATCAAAACGAACCATCTCTTTATGTAGTCCAATCATTTCGTCATCAGTTAAAAATGCCTCTTGTATTAAACCATAAAAAAGTTTTAATCTTCCCTCACGTATGTACTTGACTGCAGTATCACTAAAATAAGACATTGAACTACCATAAGATTTATTCCACACTACATCTGTACCGAGTGACCTATCTGGATTACCAAATCCTTCTATTGGAAATATTCCCAAACAACCTTTAGTATCTTTAAACTTGATTGGTATTTCATCAATACTATATCGTTCAACATTATCAACAGGTGTATTAATATCACTTGGATAAACTGGAGGTTCAAACCCAAACCGACTTCTAAATCCAGTTGGATTAAATTCTGGATAAAAATATTCTATCCAATCTTCAGATATTCCATTACAAACAAAGTTATTGTCTATCATCCTATCGTAAAAAATTCTAGCCATTTAATCTATTCTCCAACACCTTACTCATTTCTTTGGCCCAAAGTTCGTGTCCTAATTCACTTGGATGTCCACCTCTATCTTGAAATAAATTTTTTTTAGTTCCTGATAGTTCATCGTAATCAGAAGATATATTTGTTCCAATATTTTCAACAGGAGAGATTCTACCAAATAAAAAGTTTTTAAAAGAAATATTGTAAAAATTTGTATCTCTTATCTCAAAATATTTTTTAGTTGTTTCTTTCATATTTGTATCTAAATCGTAATGTAAATATTTATTTTGTTTTTCTAATTTTTTGTATAAGTCCTTACTAAAATAATCTCCAAAGGTGTTTTGTTTTAGTTGATGTTCTTTTGGTGTTTGATGATAAAATGCATCAAAAAATAAATGATTGACTTTTAAATTCTTTAGAAAGCTATGTAAGTATAAATTATGGTGTATATATCTCGTAATA